ATGTACCAGAACCATATTATAACTACATACAATATGGTGGTGAGTTCTTTGCATTATATGGTTCAGTATTACTTCCATCTGATAGATATATGCTTAATGGTAAGAACTTCTCATTTGTATATCCTCAAGATAAAGTAACAAGAAATCGTAGTGTAGTATTCAATAATATCTATACTGAAGGGTTTGATGTAGAACTAGAAGAGAAATTCTTTACTACTACAGTACAAATCCCTGGTATGCAAGACTATGAAATCGAAGTACCATTCAAAGGATACCAAGAAAGTGAATATCCAATTGAAGTATTTCTTGATGGTAAACCAGTATATTCATCTGAATATACATTCTTAAAGAATAAGATCAAGATTCTAGATCAAACTAAAGTATTACGTACTGGTACTGAGATTAAGATTCATTTCATATACCCTAAGAATAGAGATAGAATCAAATTATCCTCTGCTCAAATAGAAATTAATCGTATGATGAGTTCATTTAAGATTAACTTCCCATATGAAGGCTATGATTCTAAGAGAAATAAATGGTTAATAACTATTAATGGTGAAATCTTAGATAGATCTAACTTTATCATGAATGGTAATATCTTATCATTTAGAAACTCTAAAGACTATGTGGATAGTAAAGATATAGTTAAAGTATACTTCTTCCAAGATCCACGTAATAACTATACTATCCATATTACAGAAGATTCTCTTAAAGCTCGTGTAGCTAATCAAAAGGTATTTACAATCAACTATCCATTCTATAACTATGAAAAGTCTGGTAATGGTATGATTGTAACGGTTGGTGGTACTATCATTGATAAGTCAAGATATACCGTATCTGGTACAATACTAACTTTAGATGACTCTATTAACCTAGAGAAAGGTCGTGAAGTTAGATGTATCTTTATCTATAACTCAATCTATGATAACTTCAATAACTATATTAGAACTGAGTATAATATATATGATCTTAGAAATGGTAAAAGAGTTGTAGATATCCCATATCCTTATGATAATTTCTTAGAGTCTGACAATAATAACCAAATGCAGATTCTTTGTGAAGACGGTACTATATTAGAAGAGAATGTCGATTATGAAATCGTAGATGATCAAGCTTTATTCTCTGATGTAAATAAAATCTTAGAGCATGGTGATACTATTCTATTTACATTCTCCTATGTAAATGCTAAACGTAAAAATATCTTTATCGAAGACCCAACTAAAGACTATGATCTTAAGTTTGTTAAGATTCCTTTGAATGACTCTGCAGATAACTATATTCGTGATGAGTCTAAGTATATAGATTATGATACATTTACTGAAGATGATTGGTTATGGACTAATGAATTCGATCCATTAGATATTAAGAATCAAATCCTTGAGAAAGAATTCAACTATGCTAGAACTAAATATATCTCTATAGATACAGTTATGTCTATGAGTGACTTATCATTCAAGATTCCATACTTCTTTAACGTATTCTTTGATGATACTAGATTTGAAGATCGTATTAGATTATCAGTTCCTAATATTAGACCTGATAAGACATTTAAGCTATCTTCCATCTTATGCTATCTATTCTCTTTATCTTACTTATACTACAATAAGAAAGATACAATCCAAACAGAGACAGTTCCTATTATGTATATCCAAGGATTCAATTTCGATGCAGACTTAGATTTACTCCGTAGAGATATTGAACGTAAATATGGTTATACTTTAGAAGAGTTAAAAGTAGCTGACTTCAAGAAATATAAACCTGGTATATCCATGAAAGGTTTAATGAGCATCTTAGAGAATAATACGAAGATCTATGACGTAGTTGTCAAAGGCATGTATTATGCAGATAATAAACGTATCTATGATGCATACAAAGCTGTATATGACGCTCTATTGATCAAGAAGTTTAGTAATAAATTCTTTAGAGTAAATGGTGACCAAGTTGCTAAGACTTATACTGAATACTTACGATATCAAGATATAGATCTATATAACTCTATTCTCCGTATAAAATCTATTGGCGAAGATCTTCAACGTAAGAAAGCTATTACTAATACAATTATGGATACAGTTAAATATATTGAAGTATTCATGGGATCTGAAGACTATAAACAGCTATTCAACTATCTTCCAGGTATAGGTATTGATTACTTGAAGATGTATGTATCTAAAGTTATTGATTTCTTTAAATCTTATAAGATTGAGTTAGCTGGTTTAACTACAGTTTATAATTTCGATAGACGTTATAACCAGTATATTAAACCAATTGATGCAATCAAGTATCTATCTAAGTTAAGAAATGAAGACTTTGAGTTATTCTATGATGGTTTCAGTAGCTATCTAACCAAGAAGTATGAAATAGATAATATCACTCAAAAAGAATTAGTATATATCTTAAGATACTACTTCAAAAAATATGGCATCAAAGATCATGGTATCTCTACATTAGACCCAACTACAGATGTCCATGATAAATTACACATTTACGCAGTACTTAAACGTACTGACGATTTACGTAGACTTATTAAGAAAGAAGTATTAATTTATGCTAACTCTTTACGTCTACAACACTATGCTATGTCTGAGACATTTGATCGAATTAGACCTAAAGTTAAAGATAAATATACTGATAACTTTGAATTAATAGATCATGTATACGTATCTCAATACGATAGCAATAGATAACCAAAACATAATAATAAATTTTGAAGATAAAAACTAATTGGAGGTAAATGTAAGATGCCTGATAAACAGTTAAATATTGCAGAATTTAGCCATACTACAGATGGCAGTAATATTACTGCAACACATAACCGCACCAACATTAAAGTCTTTGTTGGTGGTACTGATATCTTATTATTCGAAGGTGAAAACAAAATCATCTTACCTGGAGCAGAATATACTGCTACTCAACATTTTGATATTCCTAGACAATATACTACACCATCTTATAATACAGAAATGAACTTAGAAAACTCTGTATTTGAAACACCATCTACACCAGAAAAAGTTTACTTATTCTGTGTTGGTACTGATGGTTGTGGTCGTGAAAACTCTCAAGTATATGAAGTTAACTATGCTAAATGGTGTGCACCAGAGTATTTGGTTCCATTCCGTTTCCCATTGATTACTGAAGATCTTACTGAAGCTAAGAAAGAAATCTATCATGGTAGTAAAATCGTTGGTAACCGTGTTGCATATTACTTCAAAACATTTGAATCCAAACCAGTTAAAAAGATTCGTTTCGAAGATGGTACTACAGTAGATGCTACTATTTACAATTCCACTAAAGAATCTGAAGTTGAAACTTTCGTAGAAATCAACTTAAAGATTACTGAAGAAGAATGTCGTGAATGGTTCATCAATACAGTTGGTATCAATGAAGCACGTATTAATACAATCTCTTTATGTACTGCTTGGAAAAAAGAAATCAATGGTAAACAATACTATCAAGATATTCGTCCATTGACTAAATATAATATGCCAAATGAACAATTGATTGAGCTTTCCAAAGGCTTAGATATTGTTTATCAAATCTATTATTAAAATCTAAAAAGTATCCCCATAGGAGTTTAACTCCTATGGGGGTATTTTACATTCTTGATAAATATCTTGCTAATACACTACGAGAGTTAATATCTAATGCTACTTTAGTAATGTCTTCATCAGACATATAACGGAATGCAATCATTGCAGACTCATTCATTAAGTTCTTTACTAAGACTTCATCTTTAGTTATAGCTAAATAGCCAGTACATAAAGAAGCTAGTTTATCTATATCTTTATTAATGATACAGATAGTCATAAATATACTTAGGATCTTATCTTCTTTAGATGATGTATGTAGTAATTGACTAATAACCATACCAAGTACTTTATCAAAGATAGTATATGACTTACCTAACGCTGTAGTTAGACAACCATAGTTATTCTTAGATAAGAATAAATCTGGAGTTGGTATATTATCACTAATCAAGCTAATGATTTTATAAGACTCAGAGTCTATTGCATTTAATAATAATTTATGGTAATCTAGATCTATATTAAGAGAGCTCAATACATTACTAAGCACTTCACTGTATTTATCATTAGAAGTTATGATATTGAAAACTTCTTCAATAGAGTACTTAGTCTCTCTAGGAATATTAGTTATGAATAATAAAGAATCATCTACATCTTCTATAAAAACTAAGTCATCTACTAAAGATTTAAGGGTACCAGACGTATCCCCCTTGCGATTATATTTTTTTGCTATTAAAGGAATTATATTAGTCATATTTGCCTCCAAATAGATATAAATGGTACATCCAAATTAATTGGATGTACCACTTTGATTATTTTACACTTAAGAATGGGCTAACTCTAATAGCAAGCATTGCACGTTTTTCATTAGTATATTCTTGAGTACCAGAAAGTTTCCAACCAAGATAGATATCAAATCTGAATCGTTTCTCAATAATTGGACAAGTCCAATATTCAGTAGATTTTACAGAGAAGTATCTATCAGCTCCACAAGAATCTTCTAAGAAAGATACAAAGATTTGTTTACCTTTAGTTTGATCGTTCTCTAATACGTGTTGGTGAATACCAGTGTAAGTAATACCAAGAAGTTTATATGCAAACCCATATGCAGAGTTTCTATACAACCATAATACACGGCAGAAATATCGTTGTACTTTCTCTTTAAGAGTAAAGTCATCATCTAATATAACTACATGACCTGGAATCATTTCATCATTAGTCTTAGACTCAGGATAATATTTATAGTGTTTATTAAAGTCATATCTAAACACTTTAGGAACTACCCCTTCATAGATCATCCAATCTACATCAAGACAGTTATCATAAGTTTGCCATAATCTAAATATTTTAGGAAGATTACCATACTTATCACAGAATAAAACTACGATAGGATTAGTAACTAAGCAGAGTAATTGAGTAAAGATAGCCATTAAATAGCAACCAATATACTCTGGAGTTACAAGTTTCATAAAATATCTAAGAGCTTTTCTAGTTACAGGTAGCATTAATTACCCCCTGTTTCTTCTAAGCTTACAGATCTGAATGCACCATCAGTGCCAAGTTTAGCTTTTTCTACACCATTAAATGTAAATGCTAATTCACCAGATGCATTAGCTTTAATATCCCAACCATTACCAAGAGTAACTGTTTGAACTTTAGCTAAATCAGTCTTCTTAACAAAGAGATTATCAATTTCACCTTTATTGTAAAGATCTTGAAGTTTCTTATTTTGATATTTAGTCACAAAATAGTGATCATCATCTTGAGTAATCATAGATGCAGGTAATGTAGTAGGTAATACATAGTTATTTGCACCAGCAGCGATACCATCTAACTTAGCTTTATCTTCTTTAGACATCTTACCATCCGATGTAGTAGTCGCAT